GTTCTTTTATTATGATATCCATTTTGTTTTCTCCTTTTAAAAACTAGAAATATATTCAATCTTTTCAAATAATATTGGACTTATATTTTTTAAATATTTCCTATCTTCAAGATAATACTTTTCAAATCCTGTAGCAAAATATTCTTTTAAAGAAGTAGCAGAATATGATGATACAAACAACCCCATTGTAATAGTCGTCATCAGCTCATATCCTACTTCTTGATATAGAAACATATCAAATTCCTTTGAATAATTAGATTCTAAAAAATCTTTTAAATGTACATTATATCCTTCTTCTTTCAAAAGATAAAATAATTTTTGTCTTTTGCCCAAAAACTCATTCTCAACTCTTCCATCGCCATAAATATCATTGCCGGCGAACTCTTCAATTGAATGCGCCATTTCATGAACGATATCATCAATCATATCATCTTCATCATCTTGTAAATTTGTTGTATATAGAGCACCGTCTTTGTAGATTGCATTTATCTCTCTATCTACGAATTCATCAAACTGACCAATGTATATTGTATCAATGTTGCTCATTAGGTAATCAGGTATTGATGTTTCTATTTTTTGCAAAACATAATTCAAATCAAAATCTTCTGGTAGTGGATCTTTTACATATACATTGTCATATAAATACATATGCTTTTGTTTATTAATCGCTTTTGAGTGAGAAGCCTTGATATAGTCTTTTAAATCATTCTTCGCTTTCATTTTCGTTTAATTTTTCTTCCATGAGCTTTTTACCCGTGTCTACGTCTGCTAGAGCCTGCTCATAGCCTCGAACCCAATTTTCTTCTGCCAAAGCTAAAATAAACTCCGGAAATTCTACAGCAAGCGTTTCTACAACCATCTTGACAGTAACTTCTGCGTTTTCAGGCTGCACTTTGCTTCCCACGTAATTAACTATATAAGTTTTAAGTTCAGAGTCGGATTCATCGACCGCTTCGTTTAACGTAGATAATTGCTCATTAACTTCGTCTTCATTTGTAAATTCAATATCCATTTTTTACACCCCATTTAGTTTTGTACCACAATCTTTCGTGGCAATAATATAAAATTGTTTTAATAACTATAGAAAAAATAGTTATTTTACTAGCTATTGTAATATTTTCAGTAAAAAGAAACAACAACAAAAAAGTTACGGAAGTAGCTAAAGCCCTCCAAGTTATTGCTTTTGCAATATGTCTTTTTTTGCTTACCATGTTATAATATTTTTGCTGCTAATGTAGCTACTTTCGAACGTTCTCCTCTTGTTAAAGTAATATGACCTGCAACATCGTGTTCTTTAAATTTTTCAACAACATATGTTAAGCCATTCGATGTTTCGTCAACATATACATTATCAATCTGTTCAATATCGCCTGTCATTACTATTTTAGTATTTTCTCCAACTCTTGTCAAGATCGTTTTTATTTCATGCTGCGTTAATTGCTGACATTCATCAATAACAATATATGCGTTAGAAATAGATCGACCTCTAATATAAGTTAATGCTTCTATCTCTATTGTACCATCATTTATATATAAGTCAAGCATTTTTTTGTCACCAAACAAATATTCTAGATTATCCTTGATTGGGCTCAGCCATGGTATCATTTTTTCCTCCATTGAGCCCGGTAAATAGCCTATATCGCGTCCAAGAGGCTGTATGGGCCTTGTCACTATCAAACGTCGGTAAGTCGACTCCCGGCCATCCTCGACGGTCTGATGGAGTCCTGCTGCAATTGCGCAGAGTGTTTTCCCACTCCCGGCCTTGCCAACAAGTGTCACAACTGGAACATTCTTATCAAGCAACAAGTCTAAAGCGAATTTTTGCTCCTTATTTCTTGGTTTAACTCCCCAAATATCGTTTTTGTCGATAATCTTTCCCAGAGAAGATCTATAGCTCGTAAATCTCGCTAAAGCCGTCTTTTTTTCGTTGGAATTAGAAACAAGCATGATCATTTGATTGGGATATAGCTTTATTTCCTCTTTTTCTAAAAATATATCCTCTCCTTCATAAAACTGGTCGACAATCTCATCATCAACCAAATGTTTTGTAAATCCTGTATGTAACAGTGAACTATTTTGCACAACTTGGCCAACAGTGTAGTCTTGTACCAAAATTTCTAGAGAATCACATTTAATCCTCATGTTAATGTCGCGGGAGACGACGATTATCTTTTTATTGGGAAAATTTTGTTTTTCCGCAAGAACTGTGCCAATTATCATATTATCCGGGCCTGCAGAAGACAACTCTTCCGGAAGTAAAGACGTATCACAATTTTTTATATAAATTATGCCTTTACCTTTGCCTATTCTTACTCCTTTCTTGAGATTGCCTTTTTCTCTTAAAGAGTCAAGAATTCGAATGATATTTCTAGCATTTAAACCAACACTGTCTTGTCTTTTCTTGTGTTTATCTATTTCTTCTAAAACTTTTAGGGGCACCAATATATCGCTTTTTCCAAACGCAAAAATAGAATTAGCATCGGTCAAATATACATTAGTATCTAAAATATATGTTTTTTTTCTTACAGCCACATCAAATAACTATTTTTCAGGCGGTTTAGCGGTTATGACTTCTGGTTCCGAAATAACAACAACATAAATTGCCTTAACTCGTTCTTCTTCTAAATCGTATGCTAATTCTAACATTTCATCGTTATCTTGTTCAATTATCTGCCCCGCGGGCACGGGCGGAACATTATTAGATGTCGCGACGGTGGCCACACAACCAAGAAGTACGAGACCAAGAAATAAAGTATAAAATATTTTGTTCATATTTTTGGATTTCTCCTTTTTTATTATAATACAAGTATATAGCCGGAAACTGAATTTTATCTCTAGTTATAAATAGGGAGAAAATAATATAGTGAGAAAATTAATTTACAGTGGATTAATATTTTCTTTATTTTTAACAATTGTTCTGATTGCTGTATCATGTGCGATTAATTCGTCTTATTTTGCCAGTGGTGGTCTCGACGAAGGGAACAAAAAGTTTAGAGAGTCATTTTTAAAAGTGGAAAACAAATTTTCTGCTCGAGAATGCAAAGAAAATAAGTGTACAATAGAAAGAGTAATATCATCTGCATCTGCATTTGTTGTTAATACTTCAAAAGCTGGTTCATATGCTATAACTGCGGCTCATTTCTGTGAAGATGATATGGATTTATTTTTACGATCTATTGTTAGAGGTGCACCGTTTCAAAAAATTGAATTTTACGCTTTTGATATCGACATGAAAAAATATGATGTTAATGTCGTACACTATGACAACAAACTTGATCTATGTTTAATTTATGTAAAAAAACTTCAAAGAAACCCAGCTTTGGTTGCGCACGATGCTCCAAATCCTGGAGATAAAGCGTATAACTTAGCAGCTCCAATGGGTATGTTTCACACAAACATGATTCCTAAGCTAGATGGCTATTTTGCCGGTTATTATCATAGAGACCCACATAATAAAGATCAGCCATTTTCCATATACTCAATTCCAGCAATTGGTGGAAGCTCCGGATCGCCTATATTTAATAAAAACGGTTATGTAATTGGGATGATTCACTCAGTCAACACAAGATTCCCGTTTATCACGTATTCTCCCACTTACAAACAACTAAAGCAGTACATATACGAAAACGTTCCTTATTAATCACTTTTAGGCGGCGTGACATACCCATCTTTATACCAACCGCCGCCTTTTAACGAAAAAGAGCCTTTGGAAATTAGTTTTTTGCACGTTCCGCCGCATCTTCGTTCTAGTGAGCCGCTAATCACTATATTATCGCAATGGGGCGACCTTTCATCGACTTTTTGCATGATTTCGAAGGAAAAACCGCATAATCGGCATTTATATTCATAAATTGGCATAAAGAATCAAATAATTTCATCTACAAGCCCATATTCAAGACATGTCTCGGCATCGAACCATAAGTCGTGTTTTAGTATCTCGTTAAGCTTTTTCTTGGGTATTTTCGTGTGTTCGTTGTAAATATCCTTGATAATTTGCATAAAAAGGTCACAATTGTCTAAACTATCCTTTAATTCTTCGTATTTTCCCCACATTCCGGAAGAAATTTGATGAATTAGCATAAAAGAGTTGCTTCTTATCTGTCTATGGGCGCCAACAACGCTAAAAAGAGTCGCTGCGGAGGCTGCGCAACCTTCAACCACTGTCATGACGGGCACTTCACACGATTTTACGTAATCGACAGCCGATAATCCAGCAAAAACACTGCCTCCAAAGCTGTTTATATGCAAATATATGTTAGCAGGGCTATCTAAACCCAATAATTGTGCCTGATTAAGCAAATTATCGTTTAAATTCCTTAAATTC